TTATAGCCATATTTTTATCTCCTATATGTATTTATATCTTATAAATAGTATTATGAATAAATTAAATGGAGATATTGTATGATAACAATTGACGGAAAAGAGTATGATGAACAAAAGTTTAGTCCTGAATTACAAAATTACATAGCAGTAAGACAAGAAATTCAAGTAAGCAAGACTAGACATTTAATTGAGATTGAAAAAATAGATGTTTTAACCAAGCATTATAACGAAAAAATAGTCAAGTTGATTAAAAAAGAAGTACCAGAATCCGAGAAAAAATAAATGGCAGCTATAGCTAACCTAACGATAGACCAAGGCGCAACCTTTACTTCCGACGTAACTGTAAAGGACGCTAATGCTCAACCGTTTGACCTAACTGGTTATACGGCACAAGCTAAGATGGCAAAGGGCTTTGCTTCCACACGAACAAGGACGACAATCACCACTACATTACCAAGTAATCCTGCTACAGGCACGGTTACCTTATCATTAACGTCTGCTCAAACAGCAGCTCTTGACGCTGAAAGATATGTTTACGACCTTGAAATAACAAAGGGTTCAGAAGTAACCCGAGTTATTGAAGGATTAATTACTGTAAGACCTCAAGTTACTACTTAAATCAACTTCTCTTTGTTATAAATATAAGATAAAAGGGAGAGAGAATGCCTGATATTACAGCAAAAATAAACGTAAATACACAATCTGGTCCACAAGCCGTTTCGGTAACTTTACCATCAGGTCAGGCCGCTCAAAACACCCAATTAAAATTAGCTTTATTAGGAGATGTTGATACTACAACTTTAGAAGATGGTTCAATGATTCAATATAGAGCAAGCGATGGCAAATTTGTAACACGAACAGAAATAGTTACAACAACAGGTACACTATTATTTAACTGTGGGAGTTTTTAAAAAATAGCATATGGCAACAGTAATACAGATAAAAAGAAGTTCAGCAACATCAGCACCAGCAACATTAAAATTAGGTGAATTAGCATATACTTATGGAACAGGTTCTCAAGCAAACCTAGGAGATAGAATCTTTATAGGGGAAGGTGGAGTTGACGGTAACGGTGACGCAAATAATATTTCAGTAATTGGAGGTCAGTATTTTACAGATATGTTAGACCACGTTGCTGGTACATTAACAGCAAGTGGTGCTGTTTTAGTAGATTCAAACAAAGCAGTAGACGAATTCATTGTAGGTAATAATGCGAGTGCAGGCGGACAAGTAAAATTTAATGAAGGAACAAATAACGGTTCATCATTTATAGGTCTTAAAGCGCCTAACAACGTAACTACAACAACAACATTTACATTACCAGACGGAGATGGTTCTGCTGGTCAGTTTATGAAAACTGACGGTGGTGGAAATTTATCTTTCTCAACTGTTAATCAATTTATAGATTTAGCAGGTGATACTGGAACAGATACTTACAACACAGCAGAAACATTAACTTTTGCAGGTGGTTCAGGAATGGCTACTGTTGTAACTGATAACAATGTAGAAATTCAAGCAACAGCATTAACAAATGCTAACTTATCTGGTACTGCTGGAATTACAAATGCTAATTTAGCAAATCCAGCAACAACATTAGGATCATCTACATTAACTTTAGGTGCAACAGAAACAGATTTAGCAGGATTAACTTCTATAGTAATTGATGACATTACAATTAACGGTCAAGCAATTACAACAACAGCTGCTAATAAAGATATTCAAATGACACCACACGGAACTGGTACAGTAATTGTTCCTAGTGGTTATGAAGATAGAGCTGGTTTCCAAAACCAATCTCTTGCTAACAAAGCATACGTTGACCAAGTTGCTCAAGGTTTAGATACTAAACCTTCTTGTAGATTAGGTACAACTGCTAATTTATCAGCAACTTATTCAAACGGAACTGCTGGTGTCGGTGCAACTTTAACAGCAAGTTCTAACGGTGCATTATCACTTGATGGATCAACACCAAGTGTTGCAGATAGAATTTTAGTTAAAAATCAAACTAGTGCTTCTGAAAACGGTATTTACACAGTTACAACTGTTGGTGATGGATCAACTGCTTTTGTATTAACAAGAGCAACTCCAGAAGACCAACCATCTGAATTAAGTGGTGGTGCTTTCGTATTCGTTGAAGAAGGAAGTTTAAATGCGAATAACGGTTATGTATTTACACACACAGGCGCTCCAACATTTGGAACAACTGATTTAGATGTAGCACAATTTTCTGGTGCAGGTCAAATTACTGCAGGTGCAGGATTAGTTAAAGATGGTAATACAATAGATACAAATCCTGACAATAGTTCAATTGAAGTTGCAGGTGACCAATTAAGAGTTAAAGCATTAGGTGTTGTTGACTCTATGATTGCAAACAGTACAATCACAACTTCAAAAATGAATAATCCTGTAATATATTTTAAAGATGAAACTTCAACACAAGGTCAAGTATCTTTAGAAGGAACTTTAGAATTTATGGCAGGTGAGGGAATTAATACTATTGCAAATGGAAATAAATTACAGATTGTTGGTGAGTTAGCAAGTAATTCAAATATAGGAGTTGCTTCTTTTTCTGCTGACAACTTTACAGTTACATCAGGTGACGTAGAAGTTTCAATAGTTGACGGAGGAACTTTCTAATGTTTGGTTGGATAAAAAAATTTATTAATAAAACAATAAGTTCTTACGATCCAGTTAAACCAAAGACTACTGTAGTTACTGTTAAAGATTTAAAAAACAAAACTAAAAAAGAATTAGAGAGAATTGGTAGAAAAATAGGAATTGAATTAGATAGACGATTAACAAAATCAAAATTAATTAACAAAATCAAATTTAGAGCTAGAATAAACAGGAAAAAATAATGGCAACAAAAATTAAACCATATCGTTCGGAAGTAGCAACTCGTATTCCATCAGCAAGTAATATGGATGTTGGTGAGTTGGCTATGAACGTCCAAGACGGTAAATTTTATACCAAAACAAGTGTAGGACAAATTAAAGAGTTAGGTGGTGCAGGATCAATTACTTTGCAAGACGTAACTGCTAACGGTTCTATTACAGATAGAACAATCACTATGAACGGTGCAAATTTTATCTTTGAAGGTAATTTAGAAGACGCTTTTGAAACTACTTTAACAGTAGATGAACCTACTTCTGATAACACATTAAAATTACCTAATGCTTCAGGTACTCTTGGTACGCAAGATGACGCATTGGCTTATTCTGTTGTATTTGGTTCGTAGGATAAATTATGGCAAGTATATTTAAGAATTCAGGAATAACAGTTCCAGTAGTAGATGATTCTACAGGTAATATGTACCAAGCGTCTAATACTGAAAAAGCGGTAATTCACGCATTGTTTATTTCAAATAGAAGTGAGTATAGTATAGCAAGAGTAAATGTTAAAGTTACAATTGATGGAGCTAAAAATTCAAATACTAATCCAACAAATTTTGTATTTGTCGCTAAAAATTTAGAGGTTCCTGTGGGTAATACATTAACACTAGATAAACCAATAAATTTAGAGAACAATGATATATTAAGAGTGACTGCTGAACCTTCTCCTGATTCATCTTCTGTTGATGTTGAAGCGTTTGCTAGTATTTTGGCAATGACAGAATAGAAAAAATGAGAAAAATAAATATTACAAATTAGAGAAAATCAATGGCTTATTTAGTACCAGGAACAACAGGAATAAAATACTTAAAGAAATTCAATGCAATAAGACGTACAAAAGAAGGTATGTTATACCTAACGTCTGTTGATCCTAACTCTAGCAATGAATCAATTGAAGTATCAAAATATTTTGAAGATGGAAAATCAGATGCTGTTGGAAGAGACCAAAAAGATTACGTTGAAGAAAGACTAGAAATGTTAAATGTTCAATATTTCACAGGTGATGGTTCAACTAAAGCATTTACTATATCATCTCCAGTATTAAATGAAACAAGACTAGCACTATTTTTAGATGGTGTTAAACAACAACCTTTTACAGATTGGTCGCTATCCAATGGTAATCAGATAAATTTCGTACTAATTCCTAGTGCTAATGCTAGTATTGTGGTTGGTGTGGTTAAGAGAAGATACTACAATAATGATAGCGATAAGTTTCAACAAATTAATTATTCAGACGATACTACAACTAGTTTTCTTATAAATAGTACTAGTGGAGATTTAGTTAAAAGAAGTAAAAAAGGAATTACAAGGACAGCACTAACAAGTGATGACTTTGAAACGTTTGAAAGCACAACGGCAAGTGTAGCAACAACAACATACCAAAGTGCTATTTAAATGAATAAATATTAGGGATAAAGAGAGAAAATGGCAGATTTCAAACTAGGACGAATAAAATTTAAATGGAGAGGTGATTGGCAAGCAAGCACCACTTATTCACTTGATGATATAGCAAAATATGGTGGTAATACTTATGTGTGTATTCAAAACCACGTATCACCAGCAGCCGAAGCAGATTTTTATACAAGTCCTGGAACATATACAGATTACTGGCAAGTACACGGCGAATCAGTTTATTTCAAAGGTGCTTATGCCAATACAACTTGGTATAAATTAAACGACCTAGT